GGCTATGACGTACACTCATTTTCCGCAGTTGGCGCGAAAAATGCGCTACCTGCCTCCCAAATCCTCCGCCAAATTTTCTAAAACTTTTAAGACATATTTGTAATATAATCCGCTCATGAACATCACACTTCCAGAGTTAGAAGCCTATTTCAGCCGCAAAATCTCCCTGAAAGAACTTGCGCAAGCGCACGGTGTCAATCCAAACTACCTGTGCCACTACCTCAGCAAACACGGTTTCAAGCGCCCGCCCGCCCCCGAACACGCCACTCGTAAAGAAAACTCGAAGAATAGGGCACGCCGCACCGAGGAACTCGTAGCCACCGCAGCCAAAGTCAAGGCAAAGAAGCTCACAATCAACAAAGCCGCTGCCGCAGTCGGCTGCTCTACCCGGACAATTTCCCGTTATGTCGCTTGCTGACTTTCGCCTGCACGCTCCCACAAGCACCAATACCGTCTACAGCCAAGAGGAATTGCTGCAACAGAGGGATGAAATCGATGCAAAGCTGACCGAAATCAGCTTGAAAGACGTCAATTTGACCAAAGAATTGATGATTCAGTACCGAAAAGCCAAGGTTTTGCAAGATTCCGCAGGGAAAGACAACGAAACCCCCTACAACCAGCGGGCACAGGTTCAAAACAGCCTGAATGCCACCATGCAGGCGCTTGCGAAGCTCCAAGCGTCTGTGTATAGCAGCGAGCGCTCCAAGCGCCTGGAAATGGCTCTGGCGAAAACGCTAAAAGAGTTCCCCATGCTGCAAGATGCGTTCCTGTCCCGCTACACCGAGCTTGGACTCGAAGAAGTGCGGGAAACCGAGTGAGTCACTTCCTCGACCACATCACCAGGCTCAAAACTGCCATCGCAGAGACCTACGACCTTGCCCAAATACCGCGCTGGATCACTGACCACACGTACCTGAAGGGGGAGAAGTACAGCTTCAAGAACTATGAGTTCCAACGCGAGATACTTTCAAACACAGCCAGGGTAGTCAACGTCCAGAAGTCCAGCCAAGTGGGCTTGAGTGAGATTCAGGCACGCTGGGCGCTCGGTATTTCTGAAATTTTCCCAAGTTTCAGCACAATCTATACGATGCCGTATAGCACGGATGTGAAAAACTTTGCTCGCACCCGCGTAGACCCGGTTATTGATAATAGCCCACGCTTGAAAGCTGCCATGAATGGCGACTTGGATAATTCCGAGATCAAGCAGATACACGGCTCCTTCCTCTACTTCAAGGGTACCACAGGCTCTACCCAAGCTATTTCCGTCCCGGCCGACTGCATCATCTCAGACGAGATAGACCGCTCTGACAGTGACACGCTGGGGCAGTACACTAGCCGCCTTTCAGACTCCAACTACCGCTTGCGCAGGAACTTTTCCACGCCGACGATACAGGGGCACGGCATCGCACTTGAGATGGAGACTTCCAAGCGCTTCAAGCGCATGTGCAAGTGCCACCATTGTGCTGAATGGTTTTTGCCCAGCTACGACATGGTAAAAATCCCAGGCTACGACAAAGAGCTTCGGATGATTACCAAGCAGAACCTGTACAGCACCCGCTACTTGGAAGCCGAATTGCTCTGCCCAAGCTGCGGCAAGGTGCCCGACCTGTCTTTCGAAAACTGTAACTGGGTGGCTGAGAATGCAGACACCAATTTCGAAGCCCAAGGCTTTTACGTCACGCCCTTCATGTGCCCACGCAAGTCCATCGTCTCACTGATAACCGACTCCACCGAGTACCGCAGTTACGGTGAGTTTGTAAATCAAGGCCTTGGAGAAACTTGCGAACAGAGCTCAGAAGCCTTAATTCTGGAAGACCTGACAGCAGCCAAGACCATTACACCGCTGGATAGCCACGTACCCCACGCACTCGGGATCGACGTCGGTTTACTCTGCCACATTTGTGTTGGCCGGATGACACTTGAAGGCCATCTCTTGGTGGTGCGTAGGGAAGTGGTGCCTGTAGGACAGCTTGAACAGCGCAAGAACGAGCTGAAGCTGCAGTACAAGATCATGATTACCATCATCGATACGCAGCCGTTCACAGACCTCGTGATGCGGATGCAGAAGACGGACAAAACGCTGTTCGGTGCCAACTTTTCCATCGCCAAGTTGTCGAGCCCTTACGAGATCAAACTTTTTGACGGCGACATCAAGGAAGGAAAGCTGCCGGTACACCTTGCCAAGATCAGCCGAGACCGCAATTTCGACTTTCTGATGGGGATGTTCAAAAACCGGGAAGTTTTGATTTACCGGCAAGACGACGACATGGACGAGCAGTTTGACAAGCACTGCCTGGACATAAAGAGAGTCCAGATTTTTGACAGCGACAACACCTTGACCTACACGTGGCAAAAATCAAAGACAGGCAATGACGACTTTTTCTTTGCGCTGGGCTTTTTGCTGGCCGCTTGCAAGCTGAAAGGGGCAGTTGGCCACAACTCACCAATGTTGCTTTCAGGCGTCCCCGTTATGCGCCGCATGAAGACGAATATGTGAAGTCTGGAAATTGTACCGTACAATCCCTCTATGAGCCTCTACACACGCTTCCTTGCCGCCGTCCAGCCAAAGAGCACCGTCAAGGTAGGGCTGCTTACCCCGCAAATCCCGGTAAAGGCGCCAAATAAGCAACAGTCGCTGCCCGGTTTCCAGAAAACGACACAGGCGACGACCGCGCGACTGCCGCAGAACGACCTGCAAACAGCCAACCAGGACATTGTAGGTACCTACCGGCTGGGTAACACCACGTCGCAGGTCATCGCCAATCTCGCCAGGGTCACGCCAGACCTTTCAGCAGCCGTCTCTGCCCACTTGCGAATCGGCATTCCAGAAAAATACATCGCCATAGGGGAAAACCCTGATGGCAGCTTCAGCCTTGAAGCCACCCAGATCGCCATGCAGTTGCTGACCCGTTGGGATCGCAGCCCAGATTACAGCACCGGTTTCAGCCAGATGTCTTCCCTGCGCAGCATTTCAGAGGCCATCGGGAAAGAGGGCATTCTTTACGGCGCCATGTGCATGGAGCTGGTGCTGGACAAGTCAAGGATGCCGGGCGAGCTGAATCCAATCAGCGTGCCCCAGATCAAGTGGTACCAAGATGGTACTGGCCTGCGCCCTATCCAGCTTGTGGGCGGAAACGAGATCGACCTTGACTTCCCAACCGTCTTCTATGTGGCGCTAGATGCCAGCATTACCGATCCGTATGCGCAGTCGCCGCTGGAGTCAGCCATCCAGCCGGTACTGGGAGGTGCTCAGTTCCTGACCGACTTGCGGCGTGTCTGCGCCCGCCACGTCTACCCCCGCTTCGACGTATCCATCGATGAAGAGAAGCTGCGAGCGAACATGCCGCCGGACGTGCAAGCTGACCCAGCGCTGCAGCCTGGCTGGTTGAATGGTGTGTTTGCTGAAGTCGAAACGATGATCAACGACTTGGGTGTCGAAGAAGCAGCCGTCCACTGGAACTTTATAGTGGTTGGTTTTGTGCAAGGGCAGTCGGGGGATGTCCCTGGCACGTTCGATACTGTACAAAAAATCATGGAGAGCAAGATCGCCACCGGTGCGAAGACCTTGCCAGCAATTCTGGGGCATGGAACAGGAAATCAAAGCACGGCCAGCACGGAAACGATGCTGGCCATGATGACGGCGAATTCCATGGTCAGGCTCAAACTGCAGGAAATGTACAGTCGCGCCTTGACAATGGCAGTGCGGCTCTACGGAATTGAAGCCACAGTGTCGTTTGAATACGACACTATTGATTTGCGTCCAGACAGCGAACTTGAGGCTTTCAAGGTGATGAAGGCGGAGCGTTTGCTAAACCAACTTTCGTTGGGGATGATCACCGACGAAGAATGCACCCTGCGCTTGACAGGAAAGTTGCCGCCAGCGGGATATACTCCGTTGATGGGAACAGGATTTCACACTGCTTCGGCAGGTAGTCAGGGTAATCCATATTCCGGCAGCCCGCAAGGCGGCGGTCAAAGTGGTGGTGGGGCGCAGAATCAAGGCGTCAAATCGAAGCAACCTCAACAGGCCAAAGGGCCGGCAAAGTAAGGAATTATCATGGCAGCAACGGTTCAACTGGTCGAGAAAAATGGGGCTGGGGCAACGGCTACGGACAAAACCTCTGGCTCCATTCGTTTGAAAAAAGCGGATAACGCTACGGTTGACTTGCTCAATCCGCTGGTCAAGCCAACTTCAGGCAGTGACTGGTCGTTTGAGAAGTGGCTGCGCATGAACGTGACAGGCGGGACTTATTCCGCCATCAACAACGTGAAGTTTTACACTGACGGTGCCAATGGCTTCGGCGCTGGTGTCAATTTGTGGGCGAAGGCGGTGACGACTTACACCACGCCGGTGCAGGTAGCTGCCAGCACGGGTTACACCAATGCGTTCACCTACACCAGCGGCGCCGCACTATCACTTGGCGTCGGCCCATTTACCGGCACCGGTGAGAAAGGCGACCATGCCGTCATCATGGCCGAAATCACGACAGCGGTTGTTGGCGGCTTGACTCCAACAGAAACTGTGACTCTGGGCTGGGACGAGATTTAATGCAGAAGACGCCTTTCACCATCGTTCGGCGCGAGGGCATGCCGGATGCTGCAACAAACGGCCAGACCTTGCTCATGTGCCTGGACGAAGGTGGTAAGGTTTTTCTGCGCCGCGGCATCAAGGGCGTGATGCAAGGCCCCCTTGCCGAAAAGTTGCTGCCGCAGTTGAATCAGCTTTCCGGCGAGTTGCTGGCAAACCCAGAGTTGTCACCTGCTGACATCGCTGCCCGCTTGCATGCGCTGCAGTTGAACTGTGTGGTGCCGGAACAGCAAAGTATCGAGTGGACGGTCGCCGAGCTTGATGGCGTCAGGGTTTACACGGACGGTACGCAGATTTACCTGACAAAACAGGATTTGGTAGTTGGGCACCAGTTGGCATAACTTCAAAATTGAGATTCTAAAATGTCATTAGCTACAGTCATCCTGAACCCCGGCAGCGGCGGTGCTGCGCCGTTGGTTGATTCGTTGACGACAGCAGACGGCGGCGCTGCGCCGTCTAGTGCTGTTGTGCAGGCAGTGAAGGTTGGCTTTGGTAACGCCAGCGACTTCAAGTCGGTAACACCAACGCAGCCTTTACCTGTCGGCTTGACAAACTTCATATCGACGGTCAACAGCTCGACGGCAGCCCTGGGTATCGGCGCAGTCTTCACAGGGACTGCGGAAGACGTGACGGCATACAGCACGATCACGGTCACTGTCTTTGCTGATCAAGCCAGTGCCGCGGACGGTCTGCAAATCCAGCAAAGTTCCAATGCAGCCAATTGGGACTTCCTAGATGTCTATACGATTCCTGCCAGCACTGGCAAGACGTTCAAAGCGGATGTAAGCTCTAAATTCTACCGTGTGGTGTACACCAACGGAGGTACGGCAAATACAGTGTTTCGCCTGCAGACCGTTCTCAACCAGACTGGGCACATGGGCAGTTCGATCCGCCCAGGCGATGGTAGAAGTATTCAAAATGACGTGCGCGAAGTCGCAGCCTACATCGCCGGGTACAACGGCACTTCGCTTGATTTGCTGCGCTCCACAATTGCCAATGGCCTGCAAGTTGACGTTACGCGTTCGGCAGCCAATGCTGACTTGGGCTTGCAAGCAGATGCAGTAGCGACAACGGACACGGGTACGTTCAGTCTGGTTGGTTTAGTTAAACGCCTGCTGACAAAGACGCCTTTGCTGGGTGCTACGACCAGCACCTTGAGCCAGCCTGTCACGGTAGCCAGCGATACAGCCAGTGGCACGATCACCACACAGAACTTGGTTCCTGCAGGCGCAGCAACCGCAGGTTCTGCCGTGGAGATTACGCTCAACGGTGCTCCCACGATTGCCATTCAGACGACTGGCACCTACACCGGTGCGTTGACGTTGCAGGCGACAGTTGATGGTGCCGCATGGGTTACGGTGGGTGGTTCGCCATTCATCAACGTCAACACAGCAGGTGCTTTGGCAACGATCACCTCGGCTTTACAGAGTGTGTTCCAAGCCGAGGTGGGCGGTTTTGTCAAAGCGCGTATTACCGGTTTGGCTGCGATGACCGGTACGGCTACTGTCAGTTTGCGCACTTCACCTGCGGCATCCTTGGTGGCGCTGGACGCTGCTTTGCCTACCGGAGCCAACGTGGTGGGAGCGGTTACCCAGTCCGGTACTTGGACGGTGCAGCCAGGTAACACGGCAAACACGACGCCTTGGCTGGCGACTGTTACGGGCACAGCGACGACGACGCCTGCAACGACGACGACGACAGCCGCCACACTGTCATCAGCAGCGACAACGAATGCTACCAGCGTGAAAGCGACAGCGGGCACAATATATAGTATTTCCGCCTCAAACGTGGGTGCTGGCGCAGCCTTTCTGAAAATCTTCAACTTGGCTACTGCCCCAACGGTTGGCACCTCTGTGCCATTCCTGACAATCCCCATCGCTGCCAGTGGCGTGGTCAATTTGACATTTGGCGCACAGGGTTTCAGGATGGCGACTGGTATTGCGTTCTGTATTACCAATCTGGTGGCAGATGCGGATACCACAGTGATTGCAGCAGCACAGGTAAAAGTCGCCATCGGGTACATCTAAAGGCGGGCGATGTTACTCGCTCTACAAATACAGCTAAACCTCCAAGGCGGGGGTGGCAGTTCACCAACAAAAACAGCTTCTGTTGACCTTGCGATTCAGTACGCGCAGGCGCTGACAGCTTCTGCCAGCTTGGCTGTGCAGGCACCAGGAGTTGCCACCAGCGTTGTTGCTGCGGCAGTCCAGGCCGCGCAGAGCGCGACGGCGCAGCTTTCCTCAGCCGTGCAGCAGGCAAATGCTGCTACGACTTTGGTCGCCGTTGCAGTGCAGACTTCGCCAGTGCAGACAGCCGGTTTGACGCTTGCAGTGCAGGCCGCGCAGAGCGCAGGAGCAGCCTTGACGCTTGCAGTGCAGGCAGGTCAACTGGCAACGGCAGGAGCGTCTGTCGTCGTCGCTGTTCAGAATACGCAGATTGCAAGTTTGGCACTTGCCGTGCAGGCCGCTCAGAGCGCAGGGGCAGCGTTATCGCTTGCGGTGCAGGCAGGCCAAAGTGCTGGTTCTTCGGTCAATCTGCAAGTGCAGGCTGGGTCTTCGCAGTCCGCGTCGCTCACCATCGCTGTGCAGGCAGCGCAGTCAGCAGCCTCTTCTTTGTCAGTTGCTGTGCTGGCTTCTGGTACAGCAACTTCGGGCCTGGCCCTCAGCGTTGCTGTAGCGCAGGCAGCGAATGCAGCTCTCCAACTTGCTGTGCAAGCGGCGACAGTTGCTTCGTCAGGAGTAGCTATTGCGGTGCAGGCTGGGCAATCGGCAACGGCAGGGGTGGCTCTGCAGGTGCAGTCAGGCAGCTTGCAGACTGCGGGAGCCACCATCGCAGTGCAGTCTAGCCAACTGGCAACAGCAGGACTTGCCGTGGCTGTGCAGGCACCAGTGCTGCAAACCGCAAGTATCAGCTTTCAAGTGCAGGCTTCGTCCTCTAAAACAGCTTCTGTCGATATGGCTGTGCAGGCTCCGCAGAGTGCTTCGGCAGGAGTCACCATTGCAGTGCAGGCTGGCCAACTGGCAACAGCAG